TTAACTTCGCTTAGCTGTTTTGCCAAGTCTTTCGTGTGCTTTAACATCTGATTAGGAGTCTTAAACAAAATACCCTCCCTGATTTCTTGATGTTAGCAATAAATATCTTACTCCATAGCATGTAGACCGAAACCATGCGTTGCGTTCGGTCATTGTAGTATTAGGATTTGAATAAGATACAGAAACACTACCGATACTTTTAGAATCACTAGATCGCAAAGGAGCAGTATCAGTAGCACTCTGATTTTCCTGTAAAACTAAATGAGCTAGCAGATTTAAAACAATCTCTTGACCGCAAGTTGTGTTATAATTACCACCCCAATAGCAAGGATAAACTCCTTCCAAAATTGGGATATATGTATCGGCAATTGTTTCATCAAACTCGGGAAATCTTGCTTTAAAATCTGCTAATAGTGTCATTAATTAACCCATTCAATCTTTTTAATTTCAATTTGTCTGTTAATCTTTTTCATGAAACGCTGATTATCAATGTAAAACTTCGGAAGTATAACAACCTCTTTGCTCTTTAATAATAAGCCTTCTATCTCATAATTATGATCAGACATCACTCTAACTTTTAAAACCTTAGAAACTTCAAAAAGATCTGGCTCTTTTTCTTTAAAAAGAACTCCTGCCAATGCAACTTTTTTTTCTTCTTTGTTTTTAGAGCCTAAAATAATATCGTCAACATCATCAATTGAGACATCAATAGACCTTGATATTTTCTCTCTTAAAGATTTTTCACGGCAAGAGTGGTGGGCCTTAATTCCCACCACTTTGCAATAATCTTTTAAATCCTGCAAACTCAACATATTAAAATCCTGTAAGTATACGACCTGCAGAGTTTTCTAAAATGTCAGCTCCTGCGATTCTGTATGCTGCATCAACACGATAATCAAAGCCTGAAATTTTAACAATCTCGCTTATCTCTAAAGGTTGAGTGATTCTTATTTTAACTGCTTGCTCGCTTGATGCTATAGCAAGTGTTACTGTAGTAGCGCTTACGCTTTCAGCGCGGAAAGTAGAAAGGAACTCTATTCCAGAAAAGTTTTCTTTTAGCGCTGATAGTACAGACTTTGAAGAACCAGCGGAGTTTAAAATCTTTCTTTGTAGTGCGTTCATTACAGAAACAGGGAAAATAATCTTATCAGCCATGTAGCCAGGTGTATTATTTACGCCGTTATGTTGATCAGTAATAAATTCTGCTACCTCGTCATATGCATCTTGACCAGATAAAGTGCTCACTGCACCTGATGCCCCTGCTGCTGTAAATCCAGCGTGATTTAAAAGACCCGTTGACGCCGCATAATCATCGATACCAGTTAAAACAATCTTATCTACATTACGTTTGTAAACTTTATCTATAGTAGATAAATATTTATTAACTAAGTTGATATTCTGTAGATTTGCTTGCTCTACTTCTGTTCTTGACCATTCTGCATGAGCTTCACGAGACAAAACATTTAAAAAAGATTTATCACCTGATAAACTTATTTTTCCTTTATTGCTGTCAATATCGCCTGAAGTTTTAAAGTCACCTTGCTCGTTAAGTCTTAATGAATCAATAACATTAGCATATCCGCCTGCATTATCAATCGTTAAACCCATATTAAATACTACTAACTCAGGGTATAACTTTTCAAAAATAGTTAAGTCAATGTGCCTCAAGTTTTGAGCTAAGACAACACCGTTTGCTGCAGCATCAGTAAAGATACCAACCTTTTTTCCAGAAGCGTTTGCATCCTGAAAAGACTTTAAATTATAAAGTTCTTTGATTTTCATTTTCGATCTCCTTTTTATTAAGCTAATGTTGCGCCGTCATTCATTGCTATTCTCCAGACTAAAGCGCCTGCTACCTGAACGGCTTTAAATGCAATAGTAACGCCTGCTGAGCCCAAAGTTATTACTGTATTACCAGCTTGATTAACAGCAGAATCCGCTGTAATTACAATATCACCTACATAAACATCACAAGAAACTACAAGCTCAATGCCTTGCTCCGCAGGGATTGCTAGAGTTCTTGTTTCTGCGCCTGCAGAAGTTAGAGCAACATTTCCTGAACGTGCGACGGGAATTGCGCCTGCGTCTCCAGTGTCTGCTAATAAAACTTCAACGTGAGGATAAATCTCTTGTAAAGCCGCTTCAACTTCAATCTGATCTGTAAAAGTACCTGAATCTAGAATGCTGATTGCTGAAGCTGCGTGTGCGCCAACTGCGTCGCCGATATGAGTAGCAACATCGCCCTGCGGAGGTGCAATATTAATTAACCATACGCCTGTTTTGATCTCTTCGATGTATTCAGCGTTAACAGATACATCTGAGCTTGTAGCAGTCGCTAAACCGTCGTTAGCATCGCCAGCGTTAGAAACATAAACACGACCAAATTTGGCAGGTGTTTCGCCAGTTTTCACTGCAACAGTAACAAGACCGCTACGCATAAACTGGGCTTGCTTATATAGTGTTGCGTCTACTGTTCCCTCGTCTTCTACAGAACGGGCTACATCGCGAATAATAACACCTGCTAAAACTGGTGTCGCTGAACCGTCCATATTGTCTATGCTTAAAGTGTCGTATTTTGCAAAACGACCGATTTTTAAACCGTCTTCAAAAACTGTTGTGCCGAGAATGATGTTACAATTTCCGTAACGCTCACCTGAGCCGACATTCTCAATGTCGTTTGAAAAAGCTGCATTAAATGCCATTTTATAACTCCTTGTTTCCTATTTCTTCTAATATATCAATTTGTTTGTCACCAAAGTTTTGGTAATCATTCTGTTTTTGCAAAAGCTTAAATGCTATAGATAGCTCACTTTCTTCAAACTTCTCGTTGCTGTACTGAGATAATGTGTCTTTCATAATTTCATTAGCAGATTTATCAGCGAAATTATAATTAGACTCTAAAAAGTTTTTAGCTTTTTGTATTACTTGAGCATACTTTTTAATCTCTGCTTGAGCATAGCTTTTTAGAGCAGCGTCGGAAAACTTCTTGTCTTCTTCTTCTTTTTCCATTTCTTCGTCTTGTATAGCTTTCTTTTCTTCTTCAGATAGCTCTGCTTCTTCGTCTTGTATAGCTTCCACTTCTGGTTGCTCTTCGACTTCGTCGGCAGGCTTGACTAAAGCTATCAAGCTTTCAAAGATAGGAATAAATTCTTGAAGTTGATCGACTGGAACTTGAGCTATTACCTCTGGCAATGACTGCACAATTTCCATAATCTTTTCAAGAGATATAATCCCTTCTTCGTCTTTAAAATTAATCATATGATCAATCTCCTTTTTATTTACTGTTTTCTTATCTAAAAATCTACATAAAGAACCGCATCGACCCTCCGACACTATCGCCAAGTGATGCGGAATAATCCCGACTTGTTCAAAGTCATATTTATCATGCGGAATAAGTTTAGCGCTATATCCGAGTGATAATTCATTGCGCTCTTTTAATATGTCTTCGTCTTTAGTATTTAATAATAACTTGTTCTTAATAGCTATGCGTGTTGATGTGTCTTCGTCGATAAAGTCTATCATCTCTGCTTCACTAACAATGCTACCAGTATTTGGGGCAGGCTCTTCGACGGATACATGCTCGTAAGTCAGCGGTATTCCTGCCATTTTCATAGCTGTATTAGATATTGTAGCAGATGAGCGGTAAACAGAAAATATTTTGTCGTACGGCTGTTGACCTATTTCTGCACCGAGGTAATCAAGAATGCCATCTCTAACGCTTATCGCCGTCTTTTCTTTTACATCAAAAGATACTGTATCGCAAAACTTAATAGATATTTGTTCGTCTTTGATCATTTTAGATACCGTTTTAAAAATTTATCTTATACATCTTAGTAACTTAAGTCAAATATTTTATTTAATCGCACGGAATACTCCATTCATAATCTTTGATTTGATTGGAGAGGATTCACTCCGATTCAGGAATAATTAAAATATAAGAACATCTACATCTATAATCAAGAGCAGGGAGTAATGTTTTACCGTCTAAGCTTGAATAAAGCCCCTCTGATAAGTCAAATTCTTTACCGTCTCGTTGCGCGTGGCTCGCTCGCACTCTTTCGTCACGACTAGAAACCCAAATAGCTTTTGTAATCCCAAGGTTCTGCGCTCTTATCTTAGTGCTCAAGCTGTTGAATGTTCCGATCTGAGTCCGCGCTACCATTTCCGCATTTAATTTCCGCTTTTTTGTTTCTGCATTAAGTCCAGTTCTTATTTCTGCCATTGATTTGCCTTCTGCCATGCCTCGCAAAGTTGTATTTGTGAAGTATTCTAGTGTATCGTCCCTGAGCTTCTTGACCCATTGCTGAGTTTCTAGTATTAATGCATTTATGCTCGGAGTTAGTCCCTCTGTAGATATTAGATCTTTACTAGATATTCCTATTTCCTTTTCTATAGCTTCGTATAAAAGAGCCTGATTTCTGCTATTTATTGTCGTTGTCATATCTTCGACCATTCTCTCAATACGATCGTCTGAAAACTGGCGTAAAAGCTTCCGCTTAACCTTTTGCGCTAGTCCCAGAAATATCTTAGCAAAGTTTCCGACTTGAGCGTCTTCGAATTTATCTATCGTTCCCTTATTCAAATTGTCTATAGCTTGATTAGTAAATCTTGTATGCATTTGATCTATCATTTGCTTTAGAGCACGAGCAAAAGAATTCTCTACAGACTTTAATGGTAAAGGTGCTTTTATATTCGTTTGCTTATTCGCTTCTAGCTGTCTCTTCACTTTCTACCTCAGGAAAAAATTTATTAGTCAGATCTTCTTCAGTAATAACATCATATTCTTTTAAATAAGCTTCGAAATCTTCGCCAAGGTTATATAGCTTTAACGCATTATCAATGACGCTAGACTCAAAATTAATCCTGTCCTCGGGTGTGCGTCCCTGATTTTCCTTGAAAGAAACAGCACTTAAGCCGATCTTTCGGAATAATTCGTTAAGCGGCTCGTCAATATAATCTTCTTGCAAAGCTTCGATCATATCCTGATAAATCTTCAGCTCGTTGTCGCCAGTGGAATTCATTCCTTTGACATTTTCCCCCACTAAAATAGCTAGAGGAATACCAGTCACCATCGCTAATCTTCGCAATGTTATTGTGTCGACGTCGCCTAGGTTCGAAAGATTCTGATTAACAACATAAGCATCGTCTTCTGCGTCTATTAGACAAGCGCCGTAAATAGATCTGCCATTTTCCACTTCAGCCATATATCTTTTCAGAAGGTCTTCCTGCTGATCTTGCATTAAGTTCTTCAAGTCTTTGACTTTATAAAATAAGCTAGCGTTCTTCTCTAGTATCGTTGTAGATGCACGAGCAACTATGCTATCGCTAACAAATTGATCTTGTATTAGCTCGAACTCTGATACACCGCCGTAATTGTAACTGGGGCGGTCGTATTCAGGAGGAGTGTAATAACTGAAGTCTATCACACGAGTATAGTGAAACTGAACTCCCCTGATATTATAATAAATGGGCTTGAAATATCGTGGATGCATTAAGTCCATGCTCGTTTCTGATACGCTTACCATGTCGCCAGAAAAGACTTTAAAGTTGACAATAGAAGGATTAAATGGCTCAAGCTTCGGGCTCGATAAGTCTTCCCCCTGATTGTACAGCACTATAACGCCGCGACCAAAACCGATCATATATTTTACGGCTTCTTTTATATGCTTCTTTAGTTTTCTGTTATAGTAAAGCTCTTGTTCTTCGCTCTCGAACTGTATCGAGTTTTTAAGACAAGCACCCGCTTTTAATCTTACTATCTTAGAGCCTATGCCTGTTTTATACATCGCCCTTAGAGTGTCGTAATCAATTCGCGACTCCGTCACTCTATTAGTATTGAGAGGGTTTCTTGTATTGTAGACATCGTTAATTAAATTTTTAATACCGTCTGAAAATTTCTTAAGCATAGTAAAACCGTGTTAAATAATTATTTTAGATCAGTGTAGTGAATCTTCTCTACTCAAATCAAATATGAATAGAGCTTCTCGGTTCTCAGGCAGCTGCTACCGTTAGGTAGTCTAACACAAGCCTCCACGAGCAGACACGGTGAAACCTTCCGCGTTTATTGCTAATTATTTTAGCACAATTGTATATATATTAAAAAGAAAAAACGGCGCTATCCATCCCCAGTCAAATCAAAGATTATAAATGGGGAATTCCGCGTCATTTGTTAAAAGTTGAAGATACAGGGGCTATATCGTTGAAAACAACGAGTTTGCACACGCTTCTTACGTAGTTAATGGCGCATAGTTGTACCGCCGCTTTACAACGAAATAAACAATTAGTTATTTTCTGTTTGACAATAAGTGAATAAAATGCTAAGATAGAAGGCATAAAAGGTAAGGTATGACTGAAATAATTTTGAATATATCGATGCTAGCTTTGATAATTCTGATCGTAAGAAAGATCAGAAATTAATAAGTTAGTCCTTTTTTCGGGATAGCAATATTCCGTGGATTGAAATAATATTTGTCGCCTGGACTTCCCGCAATTAGTTCGGGCGACTTTTACTGCCGAATAGGCAGCTTAGAAACACACTTTTTTTATTTTTATTGAGATTGGCGACGCCCCTTGTTGATTCGAGGGGTTTCGTTTTTAAACCAAGGAACAGAATGAATAATATACAAATTATTGGGAATTGCACGCGCGACCCAGAGTCAAAAACGCTTGACAACGGAACGAAGCTAACTACTATAAATGTAGCTTCTAACATAAGAAAAAAAGGCGAAAACCTTGTAATGTATTATCGTGTCGCTATTTTTGGAAACTACTATGATAAATTCATCGAATACGTCAAAAAAGGCTCAGCGTTAGTAGTAACAGGACAGCTGCAAGAGGTTAAAACATATCAGGCTAAAGACGGCGAGTGGAAGGCTTCATTAGATATAGTTGCAAACTCTATTAACTTTAACCCATCTTCAGCAAAACGAGAAGACTCAGAATCTACTAACAGTTACGGAACGGAAATAGAAGAAGGCACAAGCAAGCCTAAAACTGCTGTACAGTATGACGAGAATCTCCCGTTTTGATTTTAAAAATAATAATTTCGATAGTATGTGTGGTATATATATCATTTTTCGCGCTAGTAATAACTAGATACATACGGAACAGCAAATGAACACATTTTTAGCG